CTCCCACTGCCTTTGCCAGTCCGTTCGCATCAACCCGAATCTCCCCGTAAAGGGCTTCGACGGTGTCCGCGAAATGTTCGCCAGACTTAATTGCAGCTTGGACGAGCAACCCGCTTGCCTTGAGTCCTAGAAGGGCCGCAGCCTGCGTTTGCTTTGCAAAGTCACGCAGCATGGCAAGGGCTTCGACATTCGGGCTCAGTTTCTTTTCTGTCGTCATAAATCACCTATTGAGTAAATGCGCCTTGCCGCTAGCCGCCGATATGGTGGCCAGTCAGTCGAAGGCGCGGATTGTTAAAGGGCTGCGGTTCTAGCCTCCGGCTCACAATGGCCGGTTAGCCTCCCCGAACCCGCTACGCTTCCGGCGTATGGCCTTTCGGGGGCACCCAAGACAATGCATACTCCATGCCAAGTAGCCGAACCTTAACCGTTAAGGTAAAAATCCGTTACGAATCAATGACTTAGCATCCACCTTGGACGCTCAGTATATCAGACTCATTCCATTGTGTCAAGTTTTCCGACAGTGCTCCGCGCCAATGCTACGTTTTCGCCTTGGGGACGCTATACACTAGGACGCCCAAAAGGGCGAATTGCCAATAAAATCAATGACTTAAGGTGTAAAGTATTCCGACAGTGGGCTTATTGCGTATCATTCGCATCTAGCCTCGCCCGTTCGGCCCTTCGGCCCTTCGCGCGCCTTGCCGCCTGACGCAATAGGAGGCTCGTGGTGCGTGGTTCGGCTCCGCCCCGCTACCATCGCCCGTCCCAGTGGGCTTGCGCCTTGCCTTGACCTTTTGCACTGTTTCGGTGCAGTGAAATAACATTCCGCTTACTTGGACGCATACGAAACTATATTCCGCTTCTAGCCCTTCGGCGGCATACACGTTACATACGAGAATCGTTATCATCATGGTACGGGGACACCTTAACCGTTAAGGTAGTGGTATGTTCATTCCGTTCTGCCGTCAATTGGTGGTTGTTACATAATGCACCAGCACATCCATCCTCGTCCCAAAATGCACCATTCTAGCGCAGCGCGCACTACGTTGGTGCGATGTGACATAATCGCGCACCATTGCGGTGCATTTGACGTAATAACGCACCAGAATGGGGCGGACGGGGGGGTAGGGGCTGTGCGGCGCGGACGTGTGCGCATGGGCGCTAATACCCACAACGGGGCAAAATATTCAGGATATATACTCGTCTGAGGTAGGGGAGAGCGGGGAAGGTGTCCCCGCGTAGGAGCGGGTCCGGTCTGCTAGCCCGGCCCGCAAGGGGAGCATTGGAGTGCGAAAGGGCATGGAGCCCGTCCCTGCGGGCCGGTGAGTCGTCGTTACAAAACAGGACGAAAAGGTGCGGGATGGTTAACATATGGTTAACAAACAAACTATTTGGTATACAAACGAAAATAAACAGTATACATATGCATAAAAGTGTGCATTTCTACGTTATAGGAGTATAAGACCGAGAAAACGAAGTTTTCGAAGGTCGACATACGAGGGGACGGGGTGAGGCGGTCCCGCCGAGGGGCGGTCCCCGAGTAAGACTCACCAAGCAGCCCTGACGGCTGCACCCGCTAAGAGAGCCCCTAAGATGGACGCACGTGATCGCAATTTGAAGTTAGCGCACGCAGCGTCGCTGCTCTCCGCGCTGATCCCATCCCCGGTAGGGGACATCGTCGGCTTTGGTGCCGACATGGTCGATCCGGCAAACCGCACCCTTGGGGGGTTTGCTTCGTCCGCGGCAGGACTGATCCCGGGTGTGCCCGGTACTGGTGCCCGGAGGATCATGGGCGAGATGTCGGCCGCAGGCAGAGCTGCCGCGAAGGACATGCCCCAGTTCGAAGACCAGATGAAGATGGCCCGGACCGTCCTCGACCAGCAGAAGGCGGCCAAAGGCCAAAAGAGGCTGGACCACCTGTTCGACCCCGAGAACGGGTTGGGGCAAGTGCCAAATAACATCGACATCGCCAAAGGCCGCATGGGCGCTGTCCACCACATGACGGTTGACGAGTACTTGAATCTGGCGGAGCCGCTCAAGCGGCCCTCCCAATCCTCGCTAGCCCACATCCGCAAGACCCTCGACGAGGGCAAGAAGCTCGGTAATCCGCAGCTAGACGTTGGAATGGTTAATGGGGTTCCGACCATCATGAACCACGACGGCAGGCACCGGATGATGGTACTGCGCGAGAAGTACGGCGGGGATGCTGTGGTCCCGGTACACGTGAAGGGCTCAGGCCCGGATCGTCCGTTGGCCCAATCCCCGAATATCGCGAAGTTCCAGCCCCAACGAGAAGCGGATGCGGAACTCCGGTCGGTCCTTGAACGGGCCGACGCGTTAATCCAACAGATGAAGGACCGTGACCGAAGATGACCTTAACGGTTAAGGAAGCACCCTCGGTACCTGCGGTAGTAAACCAAAAGAAAACGAAATTCGTTGCAGGGAAGTCTGGCAACCCTAGTGGAAGACCTAAGGGCTCTAAGAACCAGATAACCTTGCTTCGACAGTCCCTTGAGCTACAGCTAAGGGAGGCAGCAGCGCCAGACATGGCTGCGGTGATGAGGAAGGCCATCGACCTAGCCCTTGAGGGCGACCGCTCGATGATCAAGCTCCTGATCGAGCTGCACGTATCGAAGCAGAACTCAGAAGAAACAAACGCCGCGGATAAGGTAACCATCCAAATCTCGTCGTCCCCTCCAGCCCCCACCACTGTAACCCCATCCGGGCGGAAGCCCGAGATTCTAGAAGCGGAGATTATCCAAAATGGCAGCTAAAGACCAGATCCCGGCCTCCTCAGGCCCCGGCTACAACTTCATGAAGACCTCCCCGAAGGCGACCAAGCCTGCCGGTGGCCTCTTCCCGAAGGTGCCCGACCACAACCGCGGCAAAGACGGCAAGAGCAAGTAAGATGACGCGCCCGGTCAAGGTCAAGGAGACCCTCGGGTCTCGCCTGTCGTCTGGTGCGCAGGACCTCGCGTACGCCGCGGCGAACGGCATCGAGGACCTCTACGGGCGGAAGATGCGCGAGGCGATCCAGAATCCCCCGGGCTCGAAAGCTATCCGCGGACGGCCCGGCGTGATCGACGACGCCGTTGAGGGCAAGAGCCGCAAATGAAGATCAGCCTGCATGATCGGCAGGCGGAAATTTTCTACGACAACACCCGGTTCAAGGTAGTTGCAGCCGGGCGGCGGTTTGGCAAGTCCTACCTAGCGGCTGTTACGCTCTTCGTAGAAGCCGCCAAGACGGAAAAGACCCGCTCCGATGGAGTGTGGGTCTCTTTGGCTTTGGAAGAGGTCTACTACGTCGCCCCGACGTTCGACCAAGGGAAGAAAATCCTTTGGCCGCTCCTCAAGGAGCTGGGTCAAGACTTGATCCGGAACAAGTGGGAGAACACGGGCGAGCTTGAGCTGATCAACGGACGGCGCATTTGCATCAAGGGCAGCGACCGACCGGACACCCTCCGCGGTGTCGGCCTCTCGTACGTCGTACTCGACGAGTTCGCGTTCATGAAAGAAGAGGTCTGGGAGCTGATTATCCGCCCTGCACTGGCGCGTACTGAGGGCGGAGCCCTCTTTATCGGCACCCCGGACGGCAAGAACCACTTCTGGAACCTCTACCAGAGGGGACTGACCGAGGCTTCCGGAGAGTGGAAAGCATGGCATTTCCCCAGTTCCGCCAATCCGTTCCTCCCGGGGCGTGAAATCGAGGCGGCACAGGCCGAAATGTCGACGGATCGCTTCAAGCAAGAGTACGAAGCGTCGTTTGAAGGTGGTGCGGGCATCTGTTTGCGCCGTGACATGTTCACAATCCTCGACCGACGCCCCGATGTTGGCGATTACTACGTCGCGTGTGACCTTGCAGGCTTCGAAGCGGTCGAAAGTGGTCGAAAAATCAAGCGGTTGGACGACCACGCCATCGCAATCGTGCTAAATCACGCAGGTGGGTGGTGCATCGAGGAGATAATCCATGGCCAGTGGGACACGAGGGAGACTGCTCTCCGCATTGTCAAGGCATTCCGTGATTATCGACCTACTCGTCTGGGTATTGAGAAGGGAATGGCGAAAAACGCCGTAATGCCCTACTTGAACGACGAAATGCAGCGCCTTGGGACGTTTTTCAACGTCGAAGAGCTTACTCACGGGAACAATCGCAAGACGGATCGCATCGTTTGGGCACTCCAAGGGCGTGCCGAGAAGGGGCGAATTCAGGTTGTTCGCGGCGCTTGGAACAAGGAATTCTTCGAACAAGCCGAGGATTTCCCGTCTCCGCTAGCGCATGACGACTTGTTGGACGCTGTGGCGTACATCGACCAGCTTGCTGACCCTTGGATGGACGGGCCGGACTCTTATGACGAGTGGAAGCCCCTAGACGACGCAGCAGGATACTAATAATGCCCGATCCGTTCGCTAATAACGACCGACAGAACATGGGCCCCGAGGGGGCCTCTAAGGACGATGCGCCGGATACCGGCCTAGTGGCGTATGTGATGGCCCGCGTACAGCGTGGCCGTCAAGTCCGTGACCAGAAGTACGCAAAGCGGTGGGCTGAATATACCCGACTGTGGCGCGGCTTTTGGGCTGACGAAGACAAGAACCAGAACTCTGAGCGTTCGAAGCTCATCTCGCCCGCGCTCTCGCAGGCTATCGAGATGTCGACTGCCGAACTCGAAGAGGCTGTGTTCTCGCGCGAGGCGTGGCTCGACATCGACGACGACCTCGTAGACGAGGAGAAGGCGGACGCTATCGCGTACCGCGATCAGCTCCTTGAGGACTTCGACTTCGCCAAGGTCGAAGATGCCATCTCCCGGTCGTTCCTGCTTGGGGCGATCTACGGGACAGGCATCGCCAAGATCAACGTCGTCTTGAAGGACGAGAAGGTCATGGTTGACGGCGAGGCCCAGACGGACGAGCGCGTAGTCGTCTCCGTCGAAGCCATCCGTCCGGACGAGTTCGTGATCGACCCTTCGGCCACGACGATTGACGAAGCGCGCTACTGTGCGCACGAAATGATCAAGCCCCTGCACACCATCGTGGCGAAGCAGAAGTCGGGCCAGTACAAGATGCACGAGCTTGCGCCGTGGACGGGCAAGCGTGGCGACACCACGGGCACCGGCCTCACGGCCTCCGTGGACGCCCAAGATGACGGCGTGTTGATCACCGAGTACTTCGGCATGGTGCCGGGCCGGTATATTGACAAGGGTCCGGGCCTCCACGAGGCCATCGTGACCATTGCCAACGAGTCCCACCTGCTGAAGGCCATGGCGAATCCGTTCATCATGACCGACCGCCCCGTGGTCGCGTTCCAGTTTGACACCGTCCCCGGGGAATTCTGGGGGCGGGGCGTTGCCGAAAAGGGCTTCAACCCCCAGAAGGCGCTCGACGCCGAGCTGCGTGCGCGCATGGATGCTCTGGCTCTTGTGACGGCCCCCATGCTGGGTGCCGATATCACGCGTATGCCCCGCAACCCGGACATGCGCGTGCGCCCGGGCAAGATCTTCCTCACGCGAGGCCGCCCTTCCGAGATCATCGAGAAGATCGGCTTCGACGCCGCAGGCTTGAACTTCACGTTCCAGCAGGCGGGGGACCTTGAGCGCATGGTCCAGATGGGCACAGGCTCTATGGATTCGGCTTCCCCGCTGTCGACGAACCGCCGCAACGAGACTATGGGCGGCATGTCCATGCTCAACGCAGGGTTCCTCAAGCGGTCGAAGCGGACGATGCAGAACATCGAACGACAGTTCCTTGGTCCGCTGATCCGTCGCAGCTTGTGGCGCTATATGCAGTTCGACCCGGATCGGTACACGAAGGACATGACCTTCCGTGTCAAGACCGCGATGGGCATGATGGCGAAGGAAGTGGAGCTGCAGACCCTTACGGGCGTACTTGGGTACGTCCCGCCTGAGTCTCCGGCCCACAAGATCATCCTTGCCGCGGTAATGGCGAACACGGCTTCGTCCGAAAAGGACGAGTTGAAGAAGGCAATCGAGTCGATGCTAGCGCCTCCCTCCGAGGAGGAGCAGGCCCAACAGAAGCAGATGCAGGGGATGCAGCAACAGTTGCTCGCCGCGCAGCTTGCTCTTGAGCAGGCCAAGGTCCAAGAAGCTACGGCAAATGCCCAGCTTGCGATGGCCAAGGCGAAGCGCGAAGCGGTGCTTGCGGACCTCGAAGACGACAAGGTTGACATCGCTGCTGCGAATGCTGCGATCCAAGCCGAGGCAGTCCGAGTCTCCCGCCACCAAGCCGACAAGAAGGCCGAAGTGGACAAAGAGAAGGTTGCTGCTCAGAAAAATCGACCGACGAGTAAGTGACGGTTGGGGCGTTTCCCGCGGTTGAGTCACAGTGGAACCTTTGCCGGTATAGGCCGAAAGGCTAGGCTCTAGGACACCCACCACCGAAAAGCGCCCAACAATTACGCCAGTAAGGAGGCAGTGTGGTCCAAGTAAGCCGAGCCCGCGAGGCTCTTGAGTATTTCGAGCGATTGGAAGAGACGTTTGCTACCCCGGGCTGGAAACAGCTAATCGACGAGGCACGCGCCCAGTTGTACCAGTATCAGGCCGATGTGCTTGAAGTGGACAGTTGGGACAAAGTGTGCGAACTCCGCGGACAGGTGCAGCAGCTCTCGCGTCTGATCAACCTTGAGGAAGTGACTGGGCTCATGCGGCAGCAGGCCGAAGATCGCCTCCTTGAGGAAGCATCTGAAGATGCCGATCTATAACTACAGGTGTCCTGAAGGGCACATCCACGAGGAACTGAAGTCCATCGCGGATCGAATGGAAGACGAATGCCCGGAGTGCGGCGCGACAGCTAAGCTGGAAATCGTGCCTGTACATCTGGACTTTATGATGTGCGGCTGGGATTTGGGCTTTCCTACGGCGGCAGCCAAGTGGACCAAGATGCAGAAGGCAAAAGGGTCTGGGAAAGTATGGGATTCCAACAATCTCCGCTACGGCGGGGAGCACGAACGTAAGCGGCCTTAACGGTTAAGGCCAAAAACACCCTAGGGAATACGGCATCCGGTACTAGGGTTTAACCGCGGACAATCCCCCCAAGGGACCGCATTTGAGGAGTTGACAAGTGGCTAAGTTTGACGATTACGCAAAGAACCAGACGGACGAGCTTGAACAGGAAATTTCCGACGCAAGCGCCAACGCAGAAGAGCGACGAGAGGCGGGTGGGGAACTACCGGAACGCTTCAAGGGCAAGACTGCTGAGGAGATCGCCGCCTCCTACATTGAGCTTGAGAAGCTGAACAGCCGACAGGCGCAGAATCTCGGCCAGTTGAGGAAGACGGCGGACGAACTGCTGGCTCTGCAATTGCGTGAGGTCAAGCACGGACAGGACGAGCCATCTACAAAACCTGTCGATTCGTCGGATCTGTTTGACGACCCGGATAAAGCTATCCGCAACGTCGCCAAAGAGGTGGCCGACACGCGCGTAAAGGCGCTGGAAGCTGAGTTGCTGAACGAGCGTGTAGCTCGTGCCAAGACGGAATTTACGAAGCAGTTCCCCACGTGGGAGCAGGATGTTCACAATCCAGAGTTCATAAACTGGATCAATGAGAAGCCGCATCGTGTCCGCCTTGCTCGTGACGCAGACTCCGGTGACTTTGGCGCAGCCGAAACCCTTTTCGGAACGTACTACGACCAGAGGGAAGTAAAGCAGGCGAAGGTATCGAAGGAAGAGCGACGGCAGAAGGTGAAGGAAGTCACGCTTGAGACCTCGGGCGCAGGTGCCCCCGACCTTGAGATGAAGTACTCCCGCACTGCCCTGATGGAGAAGCGGCTTGCAGCCAAGCGGGGCGACCGCAATGCAGACCACTGGCTCCGCTCTAACGCCGAATCAATCGCCATTGCTTACGAAGAAGGTCGTATTGTTGACTAATCAATCACCCTTGGAGTAATAGAAAATGGCCGCATTTAACGGCAACAACAACGTCAACCTGACTCGCCTTTCGGCTGCTAGCCGTCAGCGATCCAACTCGGCGTTCATTCAGGAACTGTGGTCGGACGAAATTTCGGCTTCGTATAAGTCGAACCTCGTCATGCCGCAGCTCGTGGTTGTGATGAACCACGTCGGCAAGAAGGGCGATACCGTCCACGTGCCTGTCCCGACTCGCGGCTCGCCGTCTGCAAAGGCGACGGAACTGCCGGTCACGCTGATCGCTGCTCAGGAGAGCAAGAAGCAGTTCGTGGTCGACCAGCACTGGGAATACAGCCGTCTGATCGAAGACATCGCTGCGATCCAAGCGAACGACTCGTACCGCGCGTTCTATACGGACGATGCCGGTTACGCGTTGGCCCGCAAGGTCGACTCGCTTCTGCACGCTGAAGGTGCCAAGTTCGCAGGTGCGGACGCGGCCCCGACGGTTGCAGGCACGGCGTACAGCAAGGCTGTGATCGGCACTCCGACCGCAGGCGCGCTTGTTGCGTGGAACCCCTCCGCGAATACGAACGCAGGTAACGCTGCGACGATCACGGAAGAGGGTCTGCGCATCATGATCCGCAAGATGGACGACAACGACGTTCCGTCGATGGGTCGTACCCTTGTTGTTCCCCCGGTCGAGAAGCAGAAGCTGATGGGTATCAGCCGCTTTACGGAACAGGCGTTCGTCGGTGAGGGTGGCTCGGCCAACTCGATCCGCAATGGCCTGCTCGGCAACCTGTACGGCATCGAAGTGTACGTCTCCACCAACTGCCCGACAGTTGCGGATACGGGCGCGGCGGTGGACCAGCGTGCGGCGCTCATGTTCCAGAAGGACGCCATCGTCCTGATCGAACAGCTCCGCCCGCGAGTCCAGACGCAGTACAAGCAGGAGTGGCTGTCTGACCTGTTCACGGCGGATACGATCTTCGGTACGGGCTTGCTCCGTTCTGAAGCGGGTATCGCCATCGTCGTCCCGGCCTAACGGCCAGTGACGTAGGGGGGCCTCCGTAAGGGGGCCTCCCTTTCCCCTCTAGGAGCCCGAGTGTCAATCGAACGCAGATTCGCTCTTATCGGGCATACGCATGGTGACGGCGGAGTCGCTGATCACGGCGCGCTA